AGAGGAAGTTGTAACCGATGATACTGATTCCCAAGAAGACGACACAGAAGAAGTCGTTGAGGATGATGGGGAAGATGATGAAGTAAGCGATGACGAGCCTGAGACAGTAACCTATAAGATTAAGGCTGCTGGAGAAGAAAAAGAGGTAACCGTTGATGAGCTTATCAAGAATTATCAACTTGGTGCAGACTATACGAAGAAAACTCAAGAAGTTGCAGAACAACGTAAAGCTATAGAGGCTGAAGCGGCTGCAGTGAAACAAGCGAGTGAAGTCAGGGATTTGTATCTTCAACGCCTGCAAATGGTTGAAGGGTTTTTAACACAGCAGAATGCTGGTGAATCCCCTCAAGAACTTGCAGAGATGAAGGAAAATGACCCAGTAGGATACGCAGTCAAAATGGCTGAATTAACAGAAAGAAAAGAAAATCTAAAGTCATTGCAACTTGAACAGCAACGCCTTGCAGCAGAGCAACAAGCGGAGCGTAACAAGACTATATCAGCAAGACTAGCCGATGAGGCACAAAAACTTTCACAAATCCTACCAGAGTTTTCAGACGCTAAGAAGGGCGAACAACTCAGAGCTGAGCTTCGGTCTTATGGAAAGAAAATTGGTTTTACTGACCAAGAGTTATCTCAAGTGGTAGATCATAGACATGTACTAGCGTTATATAACGGTATGATGCATGACAAAATGCAAAAGAACAAATCAGCTGCAAGTAAGAAAGTAGCGGCTGCGCCTAAGATGATGAAGTCTGGCACCAGTTCTGAAAAGAAATCTAGCAATTCTGAGATGATTAAAAAACAAAAAGCTAAGCTAAGGCAAACCGGACGTGTTCGTGATGCTGCAGCTTTATTTGAAAACTTTATTTAATAAGGAAGTGAATTAATCATGGCAACATATAAGAACTATGACGCAGTAGGTCAAAGAGAAGACCTAACTGATGTTATTTACAATATCTCTCCAACCGACACACCGTTCATGTCGTCTGTGGGCCAGACTAAGGCCACAGCCGTGCTTCACGAATGGCAGGTGGACTCTTTAGCTGCTGCTAACGGCGACAACGCAGCGATTGAAGGCGATGATGCTACATCAGCAACATTATCACCTACAACACGTGTTGGTAACAGAACTCAGATCTCACAAAAAACTATCCAAATCTCTGGCACATTAGAGTCAGTTGATAAGGCTGGTCGTAAGTCTGAAAAAGCATATCAATTAAGCAAAGCATCTGCTGAACTTAAACGAGATATGGAAAAAATCCTTTTATCAAACCAAGTAGCAGCTGCTGGTGCTGGCGGTGGTACTCCATCTGCACGTAAATTAGGTGGCTTACAAACTTGGATCAACACTAACGTATCTTTAGGTACATCTGGTGTTGCTGGTTCTTTAGGTACTACAGCTAAAGTTGACGGTACTAACAGAACATTCGGCGAAGCACAACTTAAAGAAGTTGTTCGTGAAGCTTACACAGCAGGTGGTAACCCATCAGTTGTTATGCTTTCACCAGCTAAGAAACAAGAGTTCTCAGCTTTTGCAGGTATTGCTGAGCAACGTTTCCAAGCTCCAGCTAACAAGCAGTCAACTATCGTTGGCGCCGCAGATATTTATCTCAGCGATTTCGGTACATTATCTGTTGTTCCTAACAGATTCATGACAGCTGAAGCTGACAGTGGTGAAGTAGCATTTGTTCTTGATCCTGAGTACGCAGCTATTGCATACTTACGTCCATTCCAAACAAACGAATTGGCGAAAACAGGTGACTCAGAGAAAACTCAACTTTTAGTTGAATACACTCTTGAAGTTAAGAACGAAGCAGCTCACGGCTTAATCGGCGACTTAACATAAGTGTAATAGCCCTCTTCGGAGGGCTTTACCTTTTAGGTGACATATGGCAAAACTAATTGATAAAGACATAATAAGATCTAAAGTAGCGCATCAAGATGAGAATGGCGGAATAGTTATTGCTACTGAACAAGATGTAACAGACATCATTGAACAAAATAAAAAAGAATACAACATGAACACCGGAAGGTGGAAAGAAGACGTTCTAGAAAATAAGATCGCATCTATTCCATTGACCGTAATAGACACATTAAACCAAAAAGGAATTATGAAAGGGTTTGATGTAGTAGATCAAAAGAAATTTAGAGCATGGTTAAATGATCCAGATAACCGCTTCTTTAGAACACGACAAGGTAAAATATAATGGCATTCACATCATATTCAGCATTAAAAAGCACGATAGCAGATTATCTTGCACGTGATGATTTAACTACACAGATTCCAGACTTTATACGTTTAGCTGAAGAAAGATTACGTAGAGAGTTACGTATTAGGCAGATGTTAAAAGTTGCTACAGCTACAATGACAGCTGGCGATGCTACAGTTTCATTACCTAGCGACTTTCTAGCAATGAAAGAATTACATTTAGTGACTACTCCAGTATCTAATGTAACATTTCAAACAACATCTAATTTCTTTGCAAACGCAAGAGTAACAGATACAGGCAAGCCAACAATATACACATTGCTTGGTAGCGAGTTTCAGTTTGCTCCAATACCTGACTCAGCATACACACTTAAAATGGTTTACTACTATAAACCAGAATTACTAAGTGACACAAATTCATCTAATCTGTTTTTAGCAACATGCCCAGATTTATTATTATATGGCGCATTATCAGAAGCTGAGCCTTACTTGATGAATGACGAAAGATTAAATACTTGGGCAACCTTGTATCAAAGAGGTGTAGATGGATTACGAACTAGTGATGATGATAGCGAGTATCCAAGCTCTCCAATGACAATAACTTTATCAACCAAATAAGAGGTTTAAAATGGCAGAATTTAGTAACTACTCAGAAGACTTAGTAATAAATGTTTTATTACGTGGTCAATCTCACACAGGAGCCGCAACAGTTTATGTTGGCTTATTTACAAACAGCCAAGATGATGCTAATGGAGGAACTGAGGTATCAGGTGGTTCATATGCAAGAACAGCAGTAACATTTGGCGCACCATCTAATGGCGTTACAACTAACACAGCTGATGTAACGTTCCCCACAGCCACCGGATCATGGGGCCAAGTTCAGTCAATAGGCATATATGATGCATCTACTGGCGGCAATTTAATTGTATTTACCGATTTGGACACTTTTAAGACAATTGATTCTGGAGATATTTTCAAGATCACAACTGGCAACTTATCAGTAACTGTTGCGTAAGGATAAATAATGGCATTAGTCGTTAAGGATAGAGTCCAAGAGACCACAACCACCACAGGCACAGGTACAGTTACGCTTGCTGGTGCAGTATCAGGTTTTCAAACATTTGCAGCCATAGGTGATGGTAATACCTGTTATTATGCTATTACATCTGGAACAGACTGGGAAGTCGGTCTAGGCACTTACACAGCATCAGGCACAACTTTATCTCGTGATACCATACTAGAGTCTAGTAACAGTGGTAGTGCTATTACGCTATCAGGCACAAGTAATGTATTTGTAACATATCCTGCTGAAAAGTCAGCACACACAGATTCTACTGATACATTATTTGTTCCACAAGTTGCTGCATCTAATGGTATTTCTTTAACAAAAAACACAATTGGTTCTAGCTACACAATCCCAACAGATTATAATGGATTTGCAGTTGGGCCACAGACTGTCGCTGGGGGTGCTGCTTTAACAGTACCATCAGGTAGCAGATATATCGTAATTTAGGAGTAAACATGGCATCAACAATTAACGCTTCAACTACAGGTGTAGGTGGAATCGTAACTACTGCTGACAACACAGGCAATATAGATATACAATCTGCTGGCACAACAGTAATGTCAGTGACTTCAGCTGGTATTGCTGTAACAGGTCGTGGTTATTCTCCTACTATTACATTAACAGACGGAGCAACTATCAACTGGGATACAGCCACAGGACAAGTTGCGACAGTGACATTAGGTGGAAATAGAACATTTGCTGCACCTACTAATCTTGTTGACGGAGCATTCTACGCATTAGAAATTGTACAAGATGGCACAGGCTCAAGAACAGCATCATGGAACTCTGTATTTAAATTTACAGGAGCAACTGCACCTACATTATCTACAGGAA